TAGACCGCGGACATGACGCGGGCGGTGGTGAAGAGAGGTTGAAGGTTCATGGCATGGTGAAAGCTGCGATCATTTCGGCCAACTCGGCTTTGGAACGGAGCATCGAGCGAAATACGGACGGAGCCAAAGCTTCTTCCCATGCAGTATCGGTATACACGACACCGCCTTCAGGTGTACCGACGATGACCCAGACGTTGCGGCCCTCGTTGTAGCGCTCTGCACCCCACAACAACTGAAGTTGAGACAACTCCGGCAGGATCAACGTAGTCTCACGTGTCGGGATCTTCGGAATGAACTTGTACTCGATCCAAAGATCCCGCGACGCTTTACGGCCGCACTTTATACCCGAGTACCACACGTCCCACGTGCCGCCTCGGTACGGGTTGTGCATCTTCTCGAAGTAGGGCTTACGCCCCTCTTCGAATTTACGATGCACTGCGGCAATGAAGGTGTTTTCGGGCTTGCTGCTCATCGCCGGGCCTTCGGCTTGGTCGTCAGCACCGGCTCGACTTTCGTACGCATGACGTCGCGGCGGTCGTAGTGCTTCGGATTTTTGTCCGCGTGCAGCTGCTGCAGGTGCGCCACCTGGGGCAGCAGCGCGGCCACGAGGTCTTGGTAGCCCGGTGTCGGCGCAAACTGGCGGTCGTCGATCAGCGTGCCGTGGGCCTGTGCGTCCACGAGGATGGCAAGGCAGGCCAAGGCGTTCGCGAGATGCGGGTTCTGTGAATCGAGAGCCAGATCCTGACCTTCGAACCAGTCTTCCATGTGGCGCTTGAGAGCAGCCACATAGACAGAGGCGTACACAGGTGTCGCGCGCCAGTTCAAACGGCCGTACTTGCCCATGCCTTCGAGCAAACCGATGCAACCCATGGCCGTCGCAGTAGCGGGCCACAGGTGCAAAGGCAGCTTGGCACGGCCAGCCGCATCTTTGGGGTTGGCGGTGTCTTGCATCATGATCACTTCTTGGTGAGTTCGGCCCAGATGAGCTGAGCATGCTTGGCCTGGGCGATGGCGTCGCTCAGTGCGTTGTGCTTGACAGCGGCTTCAGGTTTGCCCGCGCGCTTGGCCGCAGGCAAGTTCTTCAGCGTGCGGAAGCAGCGGTTGTTCCAGAAGTTCCAGGGCAACTCCCAGCCGAACGACTTGACAGCATGATGCAGCATCGGGATGTCGAAATCCGCGCCGTTGCTCCACACGTGGATGTTCTTGTCCGTGCCGATCCAGTCATAGAACTCAGTCAGCGCTTCTTCGAGCGAAACCTTGGGCTCCGTGAACACCTTCTTGGCTGCGGCGCTTTGATCCATCCACCAGATCAAAGTGGACTCATCGATGCGCCGGCCTTTCTCGAGATTCGACTCGATCGAGATGGAACGATAGAAAGCTTCATCGTCCATTTCGCCCGACTCGATGTCGAAGCGAACGGCGCCGAAGCTCATGATGACGCTGTCAGCGGCGGTGCCCAGCGTCTCGAAGTCGATCATGACATGTTTCATGGTGGTGTAGATGAGGTCAGTTGAACGTGGCTTTCTTCCATTTGAAGAAGCGGACAGCAGCATAAGCTGCTGCCGCTGCGCCGGCGATGAAAGACACGGCCACGACGAGCAGCAAGCCGCTGAACGAGAGCAGGATGCCCATGATCAACGGGCGAGAGGCTTGAGCGGGTGCGGCAGATTGGGGTCGCACTTGGTGGACTGCGCTGCGTATGGCGACTTCTTGAAGTCAGCCTCGATGTAGCAGCCGACGCTGGCCGATGAAGTCGAGCACCAGATGATCTTCTTCTCGACGTCCTTGCCCTCGACCTTCATGACCGACAGCCACGCCCAGCCTGAGCCCTGAGGGCACGAGGGGTTGATGTAGTCGTCGGTGTGCGGCACGGTCTTCCACGATGCATCGAAACGCGGGTTTGCCGCGAAATACGATGCACCGTTGGCGGCGGCATTGGCCAGAGCAGTGGAGCGTTGCTGTTCCAGCAGGTCTTGCAGCTTGGCGTTTTCAGCCGACTTGGCCAGGGCTTCTGCGCGCAGTTGTTCGGGTGTGGACGGAGCCGCTTCGGCGGGGCGTTCAGCTTGCTTGCCGCAAGCGGCGAGAGCTGCAGCGATGACGAGCGGGGCGATGAAGACGAGACGGTTGTTCATGCTTGTTCCAGGAATGATGACGAAAGAAATCCCCGCCACCTAGCGGGGGCGGGGATTCGCGGGCCGGCTGATTACTCAGCGCTGTCGGCGTTCACGATCGCTTCGAGCTTGCCCAGCTCGGTGTCGAGCTTGAGCAGACCCTTGTCGGCAGCCGCGCGGGCCTTGTCGTAGGCCTTGGTGGCGGTGGCCAGGGCCTTGGAGGCTTCAGCCACGGCGGCGTCGTGAGCCTTGACCGCTTGCTTGTGAGTGGCGGCGTGTGCCTTCAGGGCTTGTTCCACGGTCTTGCGAGCGGCCTTGGTCTCCTTGATCTTGGCCTTGGCTTCGGTGGGGGTGAGTTTCGGTTGACGAGCCACGGTATTTCTCCTTCAGGTAAGTGGCGTAGGTAAGCTCACGGAGCCGAACGGCTCGTGAGATGAGACGGTCGATCATCGACCTGCGACGTCGAGTCGCTGCCTCAAGCTCGAGGCATGCGATCACTTCGTCTTCAGTCAACTCGTCCAGCACGTCGTTCAGGGCCGTGTACGAAGTGAGAGCCTGATTGATGTAGAAGGGGCGGGTTGACATGATCTTGCTTGTAGAAAAAAGAGGGCTGCAGCATCACACGCAGGTATGGCAGCCACGTGTAGTGCTTGGTTCAGCAGCCCTCTGAAACGGTCAGCGGCGACCGGCGGTCTTGGCGGCCGGACGACGCGGCGGGGCCTTCTTTTCCTGCGTGGCGCCGAACTGGCTCACGTCGGGTTCGGTCTGCAGCAGGGTCTTGGCTTCTTCCTGGCGGGCGAAGTGCACCGGCAGGTTCTCGTTGGGCTGGGGGTCACCGAAGCGCAGCGACGGGTAGTCGCTGTTTTCGTCGAACGAGACCTTCGTGATCACGGCCACCGGGGGCATCTGGAACGTTGCAGCCACGCTGCGGACGTAGCTGTCGAACGCCTTGATCGCCGTGGGCGACACCTTGAGCAGCCAGATGGGCGTCTCTTCGTTGGCCTCGGCGGGCAGCACCGCCAGCACGCGCGTGTTCTTGCAGGCCTTGCCCTTGCCGGACGAACCGAACTCGTTCATGGGGCAGCCCTTGCACTCGTTGGCTTGCTTGAGCGGCGAGTTGTCACTGGGGACCAGGGCCAACGGGTTTTCGCCGATGGCGAAGCAGGCGGGTGGGGAGATGTTGTCCTTGTCGTACTCGCCTTCATAGAAGACGTTGGACGACACGAAGTCGAGGATGACCACGTCGAGCTCGTCGGCCTTGGTGCCGTCGGGGAGCTTGAACTCCTTGGACTGGCTGACTTGGATGGTGATGCCGCTGGCAGGCGCCACCTTGCCGCTCAGTGCTTCGGCTTGCGCTTTCAGCTGAGCTTGGATTTCGGCGACGGAGACAACGGCGCCACCGGTCTTCTTGGTGGCAACGGCGGTGGACTTGGAAGCAGCCTTCTTGGCAGCGGGTTTGGTGGCCATGGTGGGAAATCCTTCAAATGGAACGGATGTTCAGCTTGCGCTTGGTGAACGGCTCAACGCCGGGGACAGAACCCTTCGTTTCGAAGAGCTCGCGAATGGCCGGATCAGAGAGCCGGCGCTGGTAGAGATGGAAGTAGCCTGTCTTTTTGATGTAGGCGTTCAACGCATCCCAATCGGTGACGTTGCCCACCACGTTCGACGTGATGGACACGGTGCAATGTTTGCCGGCGCCTTTCTCAGTGCCTTCCGAGTCGAGCTTCTGCATGAGCTGCTCAGACATGGCAGCGATCTTGCCTTCGATGATGGCGACCTGCTCGTCCAGTGCACGCTTCTCTTCGCGCAGCTGCCAAAGGCTGTCGGACAGGCTGCCGATCGTGCCGGTGAGTCGAGCTTGCACGCCCGCAACTGCGGCGGCGGTTTTTGCTTTGCCCACAGGGGCAATCTTTTTGGCTGTGGCCATCGTTTTCTCCGTGCTGGAAGTGTACAACAAAACTGAACCGTTTACCAATCGTGGTTGGCAAAGCGTATCAGAAAGTTTGACGCGTTACGCGGTAAGGCGCTTACGCACTTCTTCAATATCGCGTAGTTCAGCGGCAGTCTTCATGACCTCGAACGCGACCCATCTGCTTACGTTATCGGGTTCAGCAGCGTTGAGGTCGAATTGGATAACACGATGGGTGTTGTGATAAGCGACCTTGACGTGCAGCCTATTCAAGATAGGGTTGTGCCATGCTCCGGCAACATGGGGCCACGCAGAAATGTCGCTTAGCACATACGAAGCGAGCAGGACGGCCATGATCAGCCTCCGAATCGATCAATCACTTCTTCAACGATGAACTCGTTATGTCGGTCACATGCTCGGTTCAACGCCGCGCGAAGACTTTCATCGCCGCCCCTCAGCTCCATGCTACGCCCTGGTTTGTGCGACTCACTCTTGAACGTCACGTTCCAGCTACCGGCGCGACCATCAGCGAGCCAATTGCGCTTAAGCGTGATGACGAACGCATCGCCCAGCAGAGCCTCGAGTCTATCGAGCAGCTCGGTGTCACTTCGAGTAGATGACATCGAAGCCCCCTTCTGCATTGAGCGGAATATCAGCGCACCACGAGGGTGACGTCTGCATGATCTTGAGCATGACCTCGTACGCTTTGGCGCCGGCTGCAGTTTTGGCCAATGCAACAACTTCGTCATGCGTGGTCATGACAACGCGATGCTTACGGCTGATCTGGATCAGCTGAGTACCGACGATGATCCGTGCCAAAGCCTGAACGATGTTCTCGCAAAGCAGCCCGCCGTACAGTTTGTTCTCGACGCCTTTTCGTTCGTACGTCCATTCAGAGAACTCGCCGTTGACCTTGGACTTGAGGTTCGGGTACTTCAGCGTCATGCCGTTGGGCAAGTAAATGGTCTCCTTGGCCCACTTGATGCACTTGTATTCACCGCGCCGTCCAGCAGCCATGTCTTCGATGATCTTGGTACACAGCCCCCACCACTTCACGATCTTGTGGTTAGTACGGCGGTACGCAGTCACGATGCGTTGGCACACAGCCGTGTCGAGATACACGGGCGGCCCCATGGTACCCAAAGCAAGCGTGTTCTGAAACTTGGGAGCGCCCATCTGGTAGCCCAAGCCGAGCACGGCAATCTTGCCGACGAAGCGTTCAAGTTCATCGTCTTTGGTAATTTCGCGCCCATAGACCACGTCGCCGAACTTGCAGTACGCATCACGGTCTTCGCCGCGCGCCGGCTTGCGTTTGTCCTTCGGCAATTTGCTCTGCTCGGCGGTGTACGCATCAGCCCGGCGGAACGAATCGAGCAGGTCATCCTGGCCTGCCATCCAGGCATTGACGCGCGCTTCGATCTGCCCGGAGTCCACCACGACGATGACGTAGCCCTTGGGGGCTTTGATCGACTTGCGCAACTCGCCTCCGCGCGGCAAGTTCTGCATGTTCATCTTGTTGCCAGCAGACCAACGACCCGTGTGTGCGCCGAAGTAGCGCAAGTACACCGGCAGCTTCATGCCGTCACGGCCGGCTTCAAGGAAGCGGCCAGCGCGGGTCTCGTTGATCGTGGACTTGACACTCAGGCGCAGCTCGACGAGGTCGCGTACACGTTTCTTCGAGTGCTCGGACAAAGCCGTGAACTCGAGGTCGGTCTTACTGAATGCGTAGATGTACTTTTTGTTTTCGTCGCGATGCTTGAAGTACGCAGGGCTGACCTTACGCGGCGGCTCCACACCCTCAGCACGCAGCAAATCGGCGAACGATTCATTGGAACTGATTGTCTTGCGCGCTTCTTCAAGGAGGATTTCTTCTGCCGTCCAGCCAGTGAACGCCTTCTTCTTCATCAGCTTTTCGTCATCGATGATCTGCGTCAAGCGCGCCTTGATGACTTTCGGTGTCCCGATGAACGACAACAGCAGCGCTTTCTTTTCGGCCAGCTCACGCTCGAGCTCCTTGCTGACGCGCTCGATGTCCACTTCCAACACAGGATCTGTGAACAGCTTGCATGTGACGTCGATGATTTCCATCTCTTCCGCGGGCATGAGCGGGTGCATGCAGAGGAAGACACGCAAGCATTCGTCCACGTCGTTGACGCAGTATTCGCTGGACTTTTTCCAGCGGGGCTTGTCTTTGAACAGCCGCTCAAAGGTGAACCCGGCCATGTCTTCGACGCCGCCCTGGATCTTGCCGCGCCCGCCATAGAACTGCGAAACTTCGTCCAGGCCGGCGCCGATCTCGGAACTGTGCAGGCCACGGGCCATAGACAGCGAGCAGTAGATGCGGCGCGGTTTGACTTTGTAGCGATGGCTCAAGATGAAGCCGTCGAACTGTGCATGATGCGCCAGCAGATCATGCGTACTCCAGTCGATCTTGGCCAGCTCTTCGGCAATCTTGGGACCGGGCACGAGCTTGGTCCTGCCCTTGCCGATCTTGATGCCGCACATCAGCGCTTGAAAGCGAGCATCGCGGATGTACTCGCTGGTGCTGAGCTTGCGCAATGTGTAGTCACTGTCGTAGTACGTCTCGAAATCGAGCGTCACGAGGTGCTTGAGGTCCAACTCAGCTGGCTTGACTTGTTCCAGCAGCACCGGTTGTTGTTCCTCGACTTTACGGCGAGTGGCAGAAGCCCAGCTCATGTGCATTCCTTCATTGTGTCAAACGTTCCATCACCGCTTGTGCGGTTTTAGCTAACTGAGTTTTAGCGAAGCTCAGTTCTTTGAGCAAGTTTTTGCGGTAGTAGCTGGTGTACTCCCACTCATGCGGCCCAGAAGTAAAGCATGTGAATCCGTGGCAACGCTCGATGTACTTGAGCTCTGCAAAAGGTACATCGACGCGATCATTTGGCTCACCTGGGGTGTACTTAGCTATGAGGTCGTCGATGTACATGATCAGAACTTCTTGACTTGGCCAATCAGCGATCGCTTAAGTATTGCGTCTTCGAAGCCTTTGGCCGTAGCACCAGACATCTTCTGTTCCGCTGCTTGTGCTGCATGTGCTTTTGCTGCAGCCTGTGCACGCACCCATTTGTTCAACGCCGTGTTCTCTTCAGGGGTCAACGAGTCGCCAACGCCGCTGATTCGATTCGCTACGGCATTGATACGATCTTGTCGCTCTTTTTTGGCGAACGAAAGAAGGCTGAGCCACGTGACATACGCCATCGGCGTCACGATGAGTTCGGCTGGGACATATTGAGCAACTGCGGCAAGCTCTTCTTGCGTAGGAGAGACGAAGCCGTTGTACTTGATGATGATGTCGTCGAGGTCTTGCATGATCACAACGTAGCAAACAAGTCAAGAAGGTTGCGCATACGCTCGTTTTTACCGAGCAGCAGCTCGTAGACCTTTTCCTCGATCGTGTTTTTGGCCACGACGACGATGGTCTCTGTCTTTTTCTTTTGCCCCATACGGTATTGCCGGCGGTTCCCTTGCGCGAACAGCTCAAGGTCGTACGTCGGGCACGGCCAGATTGTTGTGGTGCCACGTGTCAGCGTAAGGCCGTGCGCGGCACTTCGTGGATGTGCAAACAGCACATCGATCTGGCCTGCTTGGTACCGAGTGACGATGGCGTCACGCTCTTTGTCGGTCGTGGACCCGTCGATGACGGCGTACGACATCTTGCGCTGAGCTGCGTGCTTGATGAGCAGATCGCGCTGGTGCTTCCACAGGAAGAACACCAGCGTATGTTTGCGCTGTTCTGCCATGTCCATGATCATCTCGTAACGGCTCTCGTCTACCACACTGAATTTGTCTTCAGCGGTGTACAGAGCGCCGGAGCTGATCTGCAGCAACTTATTAGCCACTGCGGCTGCATTGATACCGATGGCAGCGGGCAAAGCTCCTTTCAGCCGACTCGTCACGGCAGCGACCGTCTCGATGTAGATGGCATCTTGCGTCATCCGGTCATACGCGCTCTTTTGCTTCGGCGTGAGCTCCCAGTCCACCGTATACATGTGGTTGGCGGGGATGTCGACGCAGTCCTCGAACTTGTGACGTATCACGATGTCGCTCAGCATGCCAAACACGGCTTCTTCTGCACCGGGTTTGTCGTTCCAGTTGACTGCATGTACGCTGCGCCCGACTTGCACGGGCTCACACACAGCGTTGCGGAATGCATAAAAACTGGTACCGAGGCGCTTGCCTCCATCAAGCAACAAAGCTTGATGCCACACGTCAGTGATGCTGCGACTGTTGGGTGTACCTGTCAGCCCAGAACGGTACTCAAAGTACTTGCTGACTTTGGCCATTGCGCGACTGCGCTGACTGGTGTGGTGCTTGAATGTGGTGATTTCATCGATCACCAGTTCATCGAAGCGGTCGAAGAAAGATTTCTTCTGTTTCGACAGCCACACTGCTGCATCAGTGTTCGTGATGTAGATGTCTGCGTCTTCGCGGAATGCTTCGTCGCGGTTGTCTGCGCGCGCGATTGACACCTTCATGTCGGGGCAGAACTTTTTGATGTCGTCTGCCCACGCGCACTTGAGTAGTGACTTGGGCGCGATCACCAGCATGCACTTGGCCCGCTTGCTGTCTTTACGGCGGCGGCGAATGGCAAAGTGCACGGCGCGCACAAATGTTTTGCCCGTACCGGGATCGCTTGTGTCATACCGAATGGGCGTGCGGTCAGCGTGCTTGAGGCTGATCGCTTGATGCTTCATGGCCTTTGGCGGCAACACACGTGGCATCAGTGCACCTCTTTCATACGAGCGCGACGTTCGTCAGCGATTTCAGCACACCGCTGGCGCAGACCCTCACCAGAAGGATCGGTGTAGACGTCAGCGTGGCAGAAAAAAGAAAGCTGCAGTCCCAGCAATCGGATCGCAGGGCAAAGCAACGGCGGAGAGCCTTCAGCTTGAGCCTCGGCGATGAACGTGCTAAGCATGTCCACCACTTCGTTCAGGGCATACGCCCCTGGCTGCAAGTTGGCAACGATTTCAAAGCGGTTCATGAAGTCAAGCGAGTAGAGATGAGGGCGGGAAGAAAGCGAATGCACCGCGCGCATGTAACTTGATCAGCAGCGAGAAACGGTGCGTCGCTTTTTAAGTCAGGAATGCGACCACACAAGTTGCGGTACAGCGGACGGCCGGTGGGCGTGTGCTCCACAACTCTGTCCGGCACGTAGTGGCGGACGGTGCCGCTCGGTACGATGACGGCCGTGCGACCCTCAAGGACCGCTTTCACGTATGCCTTGTAGTCCTCAAGGCGGTCGAACCCTTTCGGCACGGCGGCATTCATCGGTTGTACCCTTTCTTGACTCCGTCTTGGCAGTGGCCGGTCCCCCAGGGGCCATAAGCGCACCACTGACAGCTGAAGATGTTCGCGTTCGCAGGAAACTCCGTCGCCGTCGTCATATCAACGCCACGACGGTTGAAGTTGTGTTTGAAGCGCAAGCCCTGAGCGCGCGTGAACGTTTGCGAAGTCACTTCGTTCTGGTCGAGATACCACAGCTCCGTTGTGACAGTCTCGAGTTCGGGGTAGCGCAAGAACGTGACAAGCTGGTACAGCTGCATCTGCTCGGCGTGCTTGACTTCGTTGCCGTATTTGCGTCCGGTCTTGTAGTCAATGACCGTGGCGTTCTTTTTGTCGTGGAAGACGCACGCGTCAAGCTTGAGGCGAAGCCACACAGGCACCCAGCTGAAGTACTTCTTGCCCACGGCGTAGGCATCGCCGTCACGGCCGCGCTCAGGCAGCGCTTTGACTTTCTTAGCGCCGTCGACAAAGTCCACCTCTTTCCAAGCGCCGTTGTAGTCCCACGGCTCCCAGTCTTTGTTCATGCCCCACTCACCTTCGAGAGACACGAGGCCCTCGGCGTGAAGGATACGCAGAAGATCGATGTGGACGCCGAAGTGCTTCTCGGCTTCTGGGGTCAAGACATTGGTGTCGCCGCGGACGTACAGCTCGCACGATTCATGAATGCGGGTACCGCGATCGTTGGCATGCTCGGTCTTGCCGGGAGGGAGCGGGCGCTCGGGTTCAGGGATGCGTTGGTCGTATTTGAGCCAAGCCATGCGCTTGCACGTATTGAACGACTGCAGGCGCGTCGGGGACCAAGATTTGATCATGATGAAATGTGGTTGATGCGGGAAAGGAGATATCGTAGCGTATCTTCGATCCAGTTCCGAGCTTCTGCTGTTTCGTTCCATGCGAACGCTTCTGAGTACTCGAAGAAATCGAGCTCTTTGCATTCAACGCGAAACTCACGATCCATCACTTGATCGTTCACGACATCACGCGCCCACTTCGCGGTGCGCTTGATGTACTCGTCAGCTTCTCGCTGCGCGTACGCTACACCGTGCTTGCCGCGCAAGTCTTTGAAGTAATCAGCCCGTGTGTACTCAAGGAGCAGAACATTTTTACGCCCGTACCCGCGCGCTGTCTCGAGCACGATCTCTTCGCCGCCACGAACAGCGCCGTATGGGCGCATAAGCGTCTCTACTTTCCCGACGCCTTCGAAGGCATACTCTTGATCACAGTAGGTCCAAGTGACCGTGATGGTCACGTCGTTGTGCTCAACCTCGAAACTTTCTAGCGGTGCGGGGATGGAGATAGGTAATGGCGCAAGAAGCCGCTGTACACGTTTGATCGTGTCGGTTCTGGCTACTTCTATAGCTCGCGCCGGCTTAGCGCCGGTCGCCCTGTAATGCAGGTAAGCCTCAGTCAACGCCGGGCAAAGCTTTGAAGTCCGGGACATAGTTTTCGACGCCTCGCGTTATCTGTAGCAGAGGTTCTTCTTCTCCGAATGAACGGTACTCAGCGTCGTCGTTTTCACCCAAGCGAACAAACGAACCGCTGAAGTTGTCGTCTGCTTCAAACGCTGCAAATAAGTTTTCATGGCACATGACGTCTGCGTATTGCAAGTACCACTTAACGGCATTTGCAGAAAACGTGACGTACCCTACTCCTTCGCATACGCCGATTAAGCACTCTTTGAGCGCTTGCGTGTGTTCGCCGGCAAGACGCCACGCTGCAAGCTTGGCCATCATCGTTTGCTCGGGCGCCTGCACAGCATATGTCACGTTAGAACGATAGCCCATGGTTGCCTTGTTCAGTTGTCAAAGCAAAAGACCAGACGATATGTGGCGTCTGCTTTCGCGATGATGGCTTCCGCACCACCTTCGTCAAAGTTGAAGACATCAGGCTCGATGAACTCACCGAAGCAACGCAATGGATGCGAATCTCGGTACGAGCTACGCGTAGCTGTCAAACGGGCGGCTACCAGTTTGGCGCCAAAGTGCTTGGCCAGGATGGGCTCGAGTTCTGACGGTTTGAGCCACGAGTGACTGTGAAGATCGTCGTCGCCGTCGTAGCGATCCTTCACCATGGCAGACATGTCACGAGGGAGCCCACGCGGTACATAACCGAATGTCCCGTCCATGCGTACGTCTGCCAAATCGCCGAATAGATGATAGTTGCGGCTTTGGATTTTGAACCAAGCGTAGTTTGACGAAGACCCCTCAGCGTCATCAGTGAACATCTTGGTAGGGAGTGCGCGAAATTCACGCACGCCGTACCACTCACCCTGCTTGCTTTTTTGCTCGAGGACGACATGAATGTCACACCCCATATGAACTCCTTCAATCATTGATCTTCAGGCCGACGTTTGTGTGTTCGACGTTGATGAATGCATCGACGGGCGCAGTCACGTCGATGTACCAAAGCACATCATCGTCTTTGGCCCCACGCGCTTCGGCCAAGGCTTTGAATTGGCCCCAGGTCATGCCTTCGAGCGGAACTTCAGAATTGCTCATGCTTTACCTTTCTTCGACCCAAGGCAGAACCACTTCCAGTCGCGGGCGATGGCTGGATTGATGTAGGTGCCACGGCGCGAGCGGCGGAAGTTGAAAGAATCTCGAGCCGTCGCTTCGAAGATGGCGCGCAAGCGAGCTTCTTCAGTCGCGGCGTCGTCCTCGTGGCGGGCGTCACGGAACCCCGGATGTGTGCACTTATCTCGCTCGCATTCACAGTACGGGCTGCGGCATGGCTTGAGCTCGCGCACTTGAGCAGTGCACGTAGCGCCCATGCAGATGCCCAGCTCGTCGTACCGATGACGGCCGTCGCTGTGATCAGGGCACAGGTTGGACATGGTTGAGCTTTCGGAGATTTGTGCAGTATCGGCCGTACTCTGCCCAGTACCACGCACGTGGGCGATAAGTGCGTACTCCGGCGGCCTCACTGTCGATCTGAATTTGTCGCTCCTTCCATGCGTGGAAGGGAAGAGGATCAAATCTCAATGCGGACATGCTGCCCCCACGGCGGAACGACATCAGTGGTCATGACCCAGAGCACCGGATAGTCGGGCGCCGTTTGAGGGAACGGACCGTACCCGTCAGTCAGGTAGATGAGACATTTCGGAGCTTCGCCCGCTTCGTCGAAATGTGCAAAGGGGGGACGGAAGTCGGTGCCGCCGCCACCTTTGCTGATCAGCTTGAACTCGTCTTCCATCGAGAACTCGTCCATGTGGTTGATGCGGGCGTCGCACGAGATGTGGATCGTCTTGACCGGGCGAACAGCGTCGCGGATGGCCGTGATTTCAGCGGTAAACGCTGACAGCACAGGACCGTCGATCGACCCTGAATCGTCCGTGACAACGCACACGGACTCCATCACCTCGCTGTGCAGGCCTGGCAAATAGAAGCCGTTGGCCAGCATACGTCGATTGGGGCGAGTCCATTGATAGTCGTTCTTGGCGAACGACGACACAAACTGACGGAGCATGGCTCGCCAGTCGACCTTGCTGTTCAGCATGTCATCGACGAAGCGCTCAAGCGAACCGCCCAACTTGCCCTGTGCTTTGGCTGCTTGGGCTGCTTGTGCTGTGGCGATCTTCCATTCGGTTTCGACCATTTCGGCATCGGCCGGGTTGCCCTGCGCGGCATCGCGGATGTCGCACAGCCCGCCATGATCGTCGTCAGGTTGATCAGGCAACAGGGAATAGATGTGGTCCGCGGTCATGCCCTTGAAAGCTGGGTTGTGCAACCACGTCTTGCCCAGCTCGAAACCAGCGTCCTTGATGACGTCATTGATCACGTAGTCGCCGGCCGCGTTCCACTTGCCTGGATTTCGGCCATTGCGCCGGGTCAAGTGGTCGAACACGCAGTGGCCGACCTCGTGCGCCATGGCCGATTTGCGCAGCGATGGGGTGAGGTCTCGGACAAACTTGGCGTTGTAAAAGACGTGCTTGCCGTCGACCGCCAATGTCGGGATGTTGTTGTCCTCCACCAGCTTCAAGCGCAGCGCCAACGTGCCGAAAAACGGCTGATCGATGATCATGGCTGCGCGGGCACGAGTGAGTTCAAGAAGGGCTTGTTGATCGATGGTCATGATTTGATTCGGTCGATGGTGATGGTTTGGATGGTTTGTTCGACAACCGCTAAAGCGTCTGGATTTCCACATTGAGCCAGTTCGCGTATGTCTCTGATAAATGCGTACTCTTCACTGCGGATGGCTGCAAGGCCCCAAGCTTCGAGCCATTGTCTCGCCAGCGGACGCGTCAGCATAGATATGTTTATCGCCATGCTCAAGGCTCGCATGTGGTCGTGATTCTTTGTGCTCAAGCAACTAAACGAATCGCAAGCACTTTGCTGACTATCCGTGAGTGCCATGGGTTACCTTGCTCTGCTTGTTGCTTCCAGTACTGGATTGAACGATGCCTCGCCGCCGGTGACAGCTTACTGAAGTAATCATTGATGGATGAAAGACCCAGTTCAACAAGAGCTCGCTGAAAGTGCGTAATCTCTTGAAGCTCTGTTTTGTCCAGTACTTTTTTGCGGATCACGCTCAGCTTGACGGTCATGGCTTATGGACGGTCTGAGTACTTTCCGTTAAGGCGGAGAGCAACCATGGTGGCTTTGATATCCAGTGCTTCTGGGTTGCCCTGAGCCGCAAGTCTTTCAACGAGCCTCAACGCAGCTTGTTCTTCTTCTCCGTTGATGCTGTAGCCGCCCCATTCACGCATAATGCTCCGCAATTCAGGAGTAGCGAACGAGCCAGTTCGATTCGCACGGTACCGCTCCATGAGTGCGACCCCTAAGATCCGCAGCTCTCGCATGTTCAACCTTTCAGACGTTCAGCAGTCACGGCCGACATGAGCGTCTTGGACAACTCTGTCGGGTTTGGACCTTGTGCTTGCTGCTCGATCCAATAAATCCAGCGCAACTGCTGTGCATCACTCCAGCGCGCGAACTTGATCGACAGCGTCTTCCACCCTGGAAGATTCTCGTTGCGCTTCGCGTTGATCACTCGTTTGAATAGCGTGATCAAGCGTCGTTCTTCGTCGGAAGGAGTGAAAGAACTTTGCATGCCAGTTCGTCGATTTCACGACGTCGGAAAGTGCTCAAGCGCAATGCGCGCGGGCTCACCGAGGCCAGGGGCTCCATCTCTTTGTGGAGTTGGATGAGCAACGGATCATCGGTGAGGTTCAATGCCGGGATCAACCCATGCAGGTTCTTGACATTGTCCACGAGAGAATCACGGAACACTGCTTTGTGGTCGCTCAAGCGTTCGTGCATGGTACCGACCACGTCGCGAATCCGCGCGAACAGATCATGTACTGCTTTTTCTTGACGTGCGCGAACCGCTTGTTCAAGCTCGTGACGCACGCGAGCCATCTCTGTTTCTCCGACATCCACACGGAAGTCGTTTGCGCTGGGCACAGGCTCGGGGTCGATGCTCACGTAAAACTTCGATGTGATCTTGCTGACATCTGGGTAGTCGCGAGGGTCGTACAACGTGCCCAACCGCTGTCGAGCAGCCTGTACCAGTGCAGGGTAGCCATCAACAAATTCCCGCACGCGGGTATTGAAGGCGTCCTTGAGCTGGCGCATATCTTGGGTGTACTGCATGAACAACTTCGACGGAAGCAAGCGGCGACCGTCATCAGTCCACGGCAAAGTGTTCTTGTTGTGATAGTCACGCAAGGCGTTGGCGGCCGACGCGATTGGCTTGAGAGCGTCCGCGTCCACCAGCAGCTTGTTGAAGCGGCCAGCGTTCTTAGCGCCATGACTTTTCTCGATTTCAGACGAAGCGTGTTTGTCGTGCTTGCGCGCAGTCCATTGGCTGATGCTCAGCGTCATCAGCATTGCTTTGTGGTTGAGCATGTTCACTCCTTGAGGCGAGCGGCCATTTCGAGGATAGCCAGCTGCTCATTAAAAACTTTGTTGATGCGCTCAGCGTTCTCGATGCCCTTGACTGCGTCTTTCGCCATCGATAAGTACCAGTAATATGGACTGGTGTCTATCAGGTCTCGTGTGTTAGACCAAGCAATAGCCATCCGCTGAACATGCGCCACACGATCGTCGTGCTCTGTCATGCCATGAGCCTCAGTGCAGTGAGCTCAATGTCGTACCAAACTTTAAGTGTCTGGGCCAACATTTCGCCCTCTTGCGCTCGCTTGAGCATGTCGTGATGCCCGAAGAACAAGCGCGTGTAGCCTTTTTGGACGAGTGCTTGCCACGCCATCTCTTCGGGGGTAAAGGCAACTTCGTCGAAGAGAACTTGTGGCCATTTGTGCCGCGGCCAATTGGTCAACGAAGGCGACGTTGAACTGATTCGACCAGTAACTGTTCCGCTATTTGCATAGCGCGAATGTCGTTGTGGAATGCTCTTTCGAGGCATCGGATCATCCCTCCTTTAGAGTCGAAGAAGGGATGACACAAACCTCGTCGATGCATGTCAGCCCAGGTGTGCAGCATGATCATGACCGCAGCCGAATCGAAACAGCACGGGTCAAAGCGCGATTGAACAGCTCCCGGATTTGGTATTTCGCTCCGATCGTCTTTGCTGTTTTCCATGCGTGTGTTAAGTATTCGTAGGTCCACTCAGGCGAACCTGCGTAGTACCGTTTTGGAAGCGCGCCCTCAATCTGCATGTAACTGAGGGCGCGGCCCAGTTCCTTCGAGTAACTCGGAGGAACCCACTGCTTCAGATCAGCACGGAGCTGTTGTCGATCGCCCATTTGTGGAAGGCCTTGCATTGCTGCAGTTCAGCGTCACGCTGCAGCGCCGTGCGCATGAACACAACCTGGAACTCGACCTGCATGCGATTGCCGAACTCGACCAGACGATCGAAGTTGTTCGGGGATGCCTTCAGCGCCATGGCGATGCTGAGTGCGTACAGCACCGACGGCGATTCAGGCACCGGCACCTTCTCGGGCGCCAGCAGGATCTTGTCGATGTTCGGCATCTCGGCAGCGTCCTTGCGGAAGGCCATGAACTCGCCGGCAGGGCCTTCGCCGACAGTGCCCTTGATCAGCTCGTGCTCTTCCTGCATGCTCAGGCGGGGCGCTTTCGGGTCGGCGTGCGAGATGATCTGGCTGGCGAACGCCCACGAACGGGGTGACGGGAAAGCACGCTCGTTCTTGGCCGGATCGAAGCTGTGCAGCAGGCTGGGCTTGAACTTCATGAACGCGATCACGTCCTGATGCACGCCGTTCTTCAGTGCCCAGATGGCCCAGTCATCCACGTCCACGTCGAAGTCGATGTGGACGAGGCGATTGGCCAACGGAGCGGGCATGCGGCTGGTGACGCCGCGATCACCGTCACGGTTGCCGGCGGCGATGATGGCCCAGCCCTCGGGCAACGTGTAGTTGCCGATGGAGCGGTTCAGGATCAGCTGATAGCCCGCGGCTTGCGTGGCTGGCAGCGCGCTGTTCATCTCGTCGAGGAACAGAATGCCGCGAGTGGGGTTCGGGATCATGGTGTCGGGCTTCTCACCCTTCTTGAGCTTGTAGCCCTCGACATCGCCGGCGCGGACGTACGTCGGCGGCAAGAAGTCAGGCGGCAGCCACTTCATGACGCCGCCATCTGCGTCCGGCACAGGGAAGCCCTTGAGGTCGACCGGGTCGAGCAGGTTCAGGCGGACGTCGCGCAGCTCCATGTCGTTGTCGCGTGCCGACGTGGTGATCACGTCAGACTTGCCGATACCGGGCGGACCCCAGAGGAACACAGGCCGCTTGATGCTGATGCAGTGGTTGATGACGCGGGAAACGGAAGAAGGCTTCATGGTGCTCTTTCACGAGTTGGTGGATTGATCGTCGCCGCGCAGGCGACGACTTACTTGTTCGGCCTGAATGACAGACCAGATGGTTGCGATTGCTCGCATACCAGAAACGAAAACGATGAGTCCGCGCCGTTCGACGATATTGCGGTACTCGACGTGAAGCTTATGGAACGCGTTGTACGACCGCGTGGTTAAC